CCTAAGATTATTTTCCACTCGATAACCTTTATCTCTTGAAAATTTACCCATTACATTTTCCAATCCTGAAGATTAACCTTGCCTTTTGTGAAGGTATGAATTGCCAACATTTTTTTAGCTGAAGGTAATGATTTGCCATAAAGCCACTTGTGAATTGTTGGTTGCGAAACGTCTAATAGATCAGATAATTCTTTTTGAGATATTCCATTTTTAACTAGATATTGTGATAATTTCACTTGCGATACTCTATGTTATGTTTAGCGATATATGCCTAATTGTTATAGCCTTAGCATTATTTATTTTAATTAGTCAATACATTTAACACATTAATAAAAAAAATATTGCAATACCATATTCTTGCCTTATAGTAATATATGGGAGATATACGTTTTGGAGGCGGTTTGCTTGTACCTCCAGTATAAAATAAATATGGTGGGGCGAATGTGTAATAAAATTTGTGTAAAAATTACAAAAATATTAAAATTTAAAAATCTATGTTTTTTGTCAAATCGTGGTTTTAAAAAAATTAAAAGAAAGCCACGATGCTTAAAACTTCGTCATCGTAAATTGCAACATATGTTTGGATTGTCTAATCTTAAAGTTTGGGATAATCCCCCCATAGCACCTCCTGCTTAACAATTAAATTGAATAAATATTATAAATAATATATCAATCTTTATTGTTAAGGGAGCTAATAATCTAAAATGAAATTTCCAAATAACCTTTATGTTTTGAGGTCTAATAAAGGACTTCAACAAAAAGAGGTATCTGAAGCTATTGGCATAGTACAATCTGAATATAGTAAGATGGAACGAGGTGATAGAAAGTTAGGTATCCATCTTGAAAAACTGACTAATTTTTTTCAGGTCGAGCAGGACAACATTTTAAGTAATGCCAGTATGATTTCAACTAAACCAGTTGAGTATGAAACAATGCCACTGATTGAGGACTTGCCGATGTTTGGCTTGCCCCTTCCAAGTGGTGAAGAAGGCTTTCAAGTACAAAAGAAAATGTTTACCCATTGTGTCCGCCCTGACTATTTAGTCGGTGTTCAATCAGCTTATGCCTGCTTTATGTTATCCAAAAATATGGAGCAACGATATTATTATGGGGAAATACTTTATGTAGATCCGACATTGCAAGTAAAACAAAATGACTTTGTTGTTGTTCAAACGCAAGTTGGAGAAAAGGTAATAGGCTTAGTTAGAAAGGTTTTTGAAGTCACTGATAGACAATATAAACTATCAACTCTCAATCCTGATAACACCGAAGTTTTTAAAAATTCAGATATAAAAGCCATCCATAAAATAGTCGGATCTAGAAGCAATATAGAATAAATATATTGCAATATATGCCAATAAGTTATAATCTCTTCTATAAATTAGAGGAGAAAACTAATGGCATATCCATATTTCGAGAAGTTTGGATTAGACACAAAAAGTCTAGCTGAACGAGCAAATACCATAGGTGGCAGTGATATTACCACCTTAGCTTCAGGTGATCCTGAACGTATATTAAAACTATTCCAACAAAAAACTGGCAAGATAGATCGTGATGACCTGACAATGGTTTGGGCAGTCATTATGGGGCATATTACCGAAGAGGCTAATCTTGAATGGTCTGAGCATTATTTAGACTTACCTATAATAGATCGCCAAAAAGTATTCAATGGCAAGAAGCATTCATTTATGCGGTGTACTGTCGATGGAGTTGTTAAAGGCTACAAAAATAGATTGGCAGTTATTGATGCTAAATTCACGATGGGGAGACCTAAAAGAGATGAGGAATATAAAGATGTTATCCCTCGCTTAGTTAGATACTACAGTCCACAGATCCACTGGAATGCATATTTAGTTGAAGAGGTTACTGGCAAAAAATGTCCTTATGGTTTGCTGTCTTTTATTAAGGCAGGAGATCAACCTACCCTGCATGAAATAAAAATTGATCGTGATTTTCAGGAAAAACTTATTGATGTAGCCAAATGGTTTATGGGTTGTGTCGAGATGGATATTGAGCCAACCGACATTCCAGTAGCCGAAACTCCAATACCTCAAGAAGATAAAGTACCAGTTGATATGAAAGCTGATCCTAAGTGGAAGGCTTTTGCAGATCAATATATTCAGACTTTAGGGGCGAATGAGATCTTTAAAGATGCTGAAGCCAAAATCAAAAAGTTAGTTCCTAAAAATGCCAGTGAAGCATTTGGACATGGAATATCAGTCAAAGTAGCAAAAAATAACAGTAAGAGGATAACATTATGCAACAATTAGGAAATATAATACCAAAACCAAAATTAGGATCTTCGGTTGCTCCCACTATAGCTGAAGATCAAACTGCTCCGATAGGTAACCTCTCCTCCAATCCTATCGGAGTAGGCTCACAACTAGCAAAAGCACTTATTGAGTTTCACAAAACCAAACCTTTTGCAGAAGAAAAAAATCAAAATACTTTTTTTAAAAAAGGCAACAAATCTTCAACTTATGCAACATTAGAAGAGGTAATTACAATTTGCAGGAAGGCAGTTGATTTTGATTTAACCTTTACTCAAAACATAAATTTTCAAGATAATGAATATTTTGTTTCAACAATAATATTGCATAGTTCAGGTGAGACTTTATCAGATAGAACTCCGATAAAATGCAAAGATTATAATGATCCACATAAGTTTTTTGGCAGTGTGACATATGCTCGAAGATATGGATTAATGAGCATCTTTTCCATACCAACAGCCGACAATGATGGGATTAGTGCAATGGGTTGGGATCAACCTGATCCTGAACCTGATCCTGATCCTGATCCTGAACCTGATCCAGTAGATCTAACATCATTAATTAACAAAGCGAAAACTATAAAAGAATTAGAAGTTTTATGGAGAGTTCATAAACCTACTGATGAAAAAATCAAAGAAATCTTCAAAACAAAAAAAGGAGAATTAAATGGAAGATAAACCAATGATTAAATATGGAGTTGATGAGTTAACAATATCCATAAATAAAAATGATCGTAAAACTGAGGATTGGCACTCAGATCTAAATGGTAAACTTGTCATAAATGGCGAAACTTACTATGCCAACGTCTATCAGAAAAATGATAACTGGATGGCAGGCAAGCTAGTCAAAGCCGATCCTTCTAAAGTTAGTGGTCAAACTATGACCAGTTCAACAACCATAGCTGACAATAATGCTTTAGACGATGAGATACCTTTCTAGATGAAAAGAGAGGATATTTTAAAAAGTGCAATAGGATTAATCAATGGTGATAGAGCAGAAGATTATGGAGATGCTCTAGAAAACCATAAGAGGATCGCTGAGTTATGGTCAGTAGTTTTTGGAATAAAAGTTACTGCCCAACAAGTTGTCCTCTGCTTAATCCTATTAAAAGTCGCTAGACTTATTTATTCCCCATCCAAAAAAGATAGTTGGATCGATATTGCAGGATATAGCGGTATCGGTGGAGAATTTGTTGAGAAAGATAAAAATGGCAAACAAACCAAATAAACACCTTCCAGTTTTTCGCAGGACAAAAGAGCAAATTGCAAAAGATAATAAAAATTTTGAAAATTGTAGCCAATGCGGAGATCCACTTAAGAAGGCTAAACAAAGACGAGATAGTCCTAAAACTTGCTATATGTGTCGTGGAGATCGTGCCAGTGGTAGCACTGAACTCAGACAATTATTTAGAGAACTCAGCAGTAAAAAAACTGTTGATGTAGATGATTGGGGCAGTCAGGAAATCACCAAAGATGATGCAGATCGCTATGGAAGAGTTTTTAAAAAACCAACTCAAGTGTCTTTTGGAGTGTCTCCAATATCTGAGGTAATGGAAAAAAATTATAAGTATGTCCACAAAAAAGGATCAGCAAGAGAAGGCTATAGATACAAAAGGAGATAGTGATGGAAGTATGTCCAGTTTGCAAATCGGCATGGAAACCGATTGTTACAAGATCTGCTGAAAAATGCAGGGTTTGCGGATTATCGGTAGCTATCGATTGCTGTTCAGGAGTTTGTGATTATGAGCCGATGGAAGAAGGAAAGAAGCCATCAAATACATCCAACACCCCTGATGGCTAAATGTGATCAATGTGGAAAGGCTTTTGATTGGAGATATGGCGGATTGATTAATATGCTGAAAGTTGAGTTTTGTGGACACGATTGTTTTGACGATTATCTAAAAGAGCAGAAAAGGTTGAGAGATGAGTTCCAATCGTTATGATTACTGCAAATATTGTAAGGCTGAGTTGCCTAAAATAAAATCTAAACGATATAGATATTTTATGTGTAATGACTGCCATTTGGATAAAGTTGATGGCAACCACGAGTTAAAAAAAATATTTGATGAATTACGAGAAAAAAAGACTGATGCAGACAAAGACGATTGGAGTGCAGATAATATTGAAGTTGCTGACGAGCCACCCCTAAAAAATAAAAGGGGGGCAACATACGTCTATACTAGAAATGTTATAGACGATATTTAACCCAATAATCTTTGCATTAACTTTTCAGCCTGCACTGGACTTCTAGCTTGCTCTAGATCAATAACAGTATAATGAACTTCAGCAGTCTTAGAGTTCTTGCTATGCCCCATTCTTGCTTTTCTGATATGATCAGGCACTTCACCAATCATGCTAGTGTTGTAGTACTTCCTAAAGCCACCAATACCATAGTCAGGCACTCCTGCTCTCTTACATACTGTAGAGATTAATTTTCTCATAGCATTTTGCTCAAATGGTTTTTTTCCATTAAAATTTGGAAATACCCAAAAATCACACATTGAGTTTAATTTCCATTTTTTTAGCAATGTCATAACATATGAAGGTAAGCCTAAAACTCTTTCTCTAAAATTATTTTTTAGTTCCTGAGTGTCGTATCTATAGACGTTTCTTTTAATAGTAACCTCAGACTTAGTAAAATTTATATCCTTCCACTGCAATCCCTGAAGTTCGTTAGCTGATATTCCAGTAAAAGCAGAAAACATTATAAACGTATCTAGATATAAAGTTTTTTCAGCTTGTG